AAACTCGTCTGGTGAATCGCTCATGAGTATTTAGTTGTCTTTCTACGTTTAGACATAACCGCACCACATCCTTTGTGCTTTGATTTTTTTACTTTAGTTTTAGCCACCGTTTCTGCTTCTTCTACGATTTGCATTACCTGCTAAAACTTCTCCGCCACCTTTCATCATTTTAAAATCGGCACCAGATATTTTACCATCTTTATTTTTATCTAGTTTTTTCTGACCGCCATGAAGTCCACCGTGGGATTTCTTAGCAGTTTTTGCTGCGTCTTTAAAGTTTTGTTCTGTTGGTGCACCTTTAGCACCTTTTTTACGCATCTTTTCTCCAGAGCCTGCTGCTATACGTTTACGTTTTGCGTTTATGTTTGCATATAATCCTGGTTTTGCCATTATCTTACTCCGCTAGGGCTAGTGTTAAATTTTGTGCCTTTAGTTGCTGCGCCTTTACCTTGAACAGTTGTTTGACCTTGACCAAAAATATCACTGTTACTTTTAGTTAAAACCGTTGTGCCTTTAACTGGTTTAGATAGATCTATTCTATCTGGAGCAGGAAAACTAACTTTTTTGTATTTAGTTGTATCTTTCATTTATTCACCTTTTGTATTTGTATCTGCTGATCTGACATCTTTTAATATCTGACCATAAGTTTTATTATTATCACTTTGAGCTTTAAGTAAAGCTTCTTCTCTATCTTGAGCCACTTTCATTTCTGCTATTGCCTCTTGAGATTCTATTTTAGCTATATCCACCTGACTTCGTAAAGTATCTGCTTGAGCTCTTTGTGCTATTTCTTCACGCTTGAGTTCTACGACAGGATCGATCTGCGCATTTTGTTGCGCTTCTACTAGAGCTTGTTGTTGACCAGTTACTTGTTGTGTAGCATTAGCAGCAGCAAGTGCTATCTCGTTCATTACTTGTGGATCTTGTATTTGCTCAAGTGGTGGAAGTTGTTGACCTAATGCTTGTTCTATTTGTTGTTTATAAACCATAGAAGTGTGTTCTTGTATGTTGGCTTGTATTGCCTGTAAAGATACTGGGTTTTGTTGCATCATAGGATTCTGTAAGAAAGCTGTGTGTGCAGTTATGTAAGCATCGTGGTTCTGGAACTCAAAAGCTTTTATAGGTTGTCCCATAATTGCTGCTTGTTGTTCGCTCACTGGATCTCTAGGCGGTACTTCTTCTTGAGGTGGTAAAAGTAGTTCTATGTTTTTTACTTCTAGGGCTTCGTACATTCTTTTATACGCTTCACGCAGATTATGTATCTGCGGTGCTGCTTGTGCCATCTGTAGTTCTTGTTGAGCTAACATCACACGTTGAGCCATACTAAATATATTAGGGTCACTGACTGGAATAATATCTACACGATCATCAAAGTCTGATTGTTTGATTTCAGAAGGTGCGCCCTCCACCGCATAGGGATATGACGGTGGCAATGATCTAGAGAAAACTCCAGCCAGTAGTCTAAATTCTTTCTTTTGTGCATAGTGTAAACGTTTATGTATAGCGGACATAACTTTAGTACCACGCTCTAACATAGCTACAGTTGTGCCTACTGGTAGTTGTTGACTACCTATATCCCCTACTTGCATGTCTGCTATGTTTGCAAACCTTCTACCTGAGTCAATAAGTACACCTAATAGTTGACTAAGTACATTACTTGGCTCTTTGTACGGTAAAGGCATTAAGGCATCACGTATTGTGCCTCCTGGAACATCAACATCCCTAAATTCTCCAGGTCTGAGCGGTTCATCTTCACCTTGTACACGCATACCACGTGCTTTAAACCCTGCTGGTAGGTTTGATAACGTACCTGCGTCGATTAATTGTCTTAAAATAGAAGTTGCGGACTTAGTTAACCCACCAATCATATGAATTAAGCCAAAACCGTAAAAACCTAGTCCTGGAAGGAACTTATAGTGTATAAAATACTCTTTTTTACGGAATAGTTCGTCTTCCATAGCCCAATTTCGCCTTATTGCGAGTATTTCACCTGAATCTTCAAGGATAGTTACTATATAAGGTACACCATATTCGTATTCATCAACCCCTTCGAGCTCTAAATCAACGTGTACCTCTAATAAAGTATATTCATTGTAGTCACTTGTCGGTCTACTGAGCCCTTGTAACTCATCAAGCTTGTCTTTTGCTTCGTTATAGTCGGGTTCACCAGCTGAACCAATGTCAAAATCACGGTAAACACCGTTTAATTGCATTTTTCTGATGTCATTACCTGTCATTGTGATGACATGTGTTGTTCTTGGGCTAGTTTCTAGGTTAGTTGTGTCATAACTTACGACTAAATTCTCTGCTTTTACAAATGCAGATGTAGCTCTACCCAGTAATGAGTCAAAGTATACTTTCTTGAATGCGCTACCAGCCAATGGTAGATAAAATAACAGACTATCCATATCTGGATCATATTCTTCCATAACTTCTGTTATCTGGTAGTTCATATATTCCTTGACACGTTTGCACTGTGCTTCTATTTCAGGATTGTCAAGTCCTACCATTTTTGTACTCACAGGTCCATTGGCTGGTAGCAATTCTTTATAGGCTTGTGCCTGAAATTGAGTTGCTGCTTCTGCAAGTAAAGGGTGAGTAACTCCACTTGCTCCTGGGAATGGTGTATCACGTTCTTCTGATTTTATGCCTAGTAAATCTAGACCATCAGAAAAAGTTTGTAACCATTCATCACGTGATTCTTTATCTTCTTCAAACGCTGCGATAAGTTCACCTGATATTTCACCAAGCTCACTCGGATCTAAAACTAAAGCAAGGTTTGAGTTGTGTTCTGTTTCTAATGCTTCCGTATCATCAATAGGTAACATTTCACCATTAGTTCCTACTTGAAATTCTACACCGCCATCGTCATTAGCTTCTTCTACTTCTACAACTAATTCTTCCTCTGACGTTATAGGGTTTTCTTTCTTAGGATATCTTTGTGCTTCTATCGCCATTATTTTCTCTTAGCTACTTTTTTCTTTTTGACAGGTTTTTTATATCTACTCTTTTGATCTTTGTTTATTTTCTCGAGTTTTTTCGCCTGTGCTGCATGAAGTCTACTTGCTTTTTTCAAACCTTTGATGACTTCGTTTAAATCTTTTGTGTAGTGCGACATATTTTGTCCTCCGCCTTTGATCAATAATAACTTATTTTCTTCCGATATAAAACTTCTTCTTCGTAATCACTTGGTAGTTGTACAAAGCCACCTTGTCTAAATCTCATCAACGCTTGTGTAGTTGAGTCTACTAAATCGTCGTGATCGCCTGCTGGGAAAGCTGCACATTCTTCTATTACATCTTTTGCCCAGTTAGTGTCAGGATACCAAACCATGCCAGACTCGAACAATGGAGCACAGGCATTGACCCTTGCTACTTTGTCGTTGCCTTTTGATGGCGTGTAGTTTTGTACAGGTATACCTACGTTCCGCAGTTCTTGTGTAAGTGGCATACCGCTCGCTTTGCCTTCTATAATAACTACGTCAGGTTCCCAGTGTTCGTATTGCTTGAAAGCTTGACCTTTCAGTTCAGGGAAGTTGTACTTACCTTTTACTACATCTAATAGTATGATGTGTGGAGCATCGCCGTTATAAATTTCTTCACCGCCTAGTCGACCTTCTGGATAAAATACACCCCATGTTGTAATAGCTGAGTAGTCCGCCAGCTCTGATTTTAAAAACGCAGTATCGTAACTTTGTATAATATAATCACAGGCAGGTGGTTTATCGTTTGGCCATTCTTTCCACCACTCCCTCTTTATAAGTGCGCCTTCTTCTGATGAAGGGTTCTGCATATATTGTGCGTGCCACTTTGGTCCACCTCTCAATGAAGCTTTGACACTTTCCATTTCTTCTATGGTCCAGTATTCTGGCCATAGTGGATTACCACTGGGTAAAATAGCAGGGAGCTCGATAAGTTCCCACTGATCCGCTTTAGGATCGCGAGCTGCATCTTTGAGTAATCTACCTGTTAAGTCGTTGACGTTCCATCGCGTCATGACTATGACTATACTGCCTCCAGGTTGTAGACGCTGTCTTGGTCCAGAGGTGTACCACTCGTATACATCGTCCATGGACTTTGGGTTAAGAGCATCTTGCTCTGAGTGGGGGTCATCAATAATAAATAGATCCGCACCACGTCCAGCTAACGCACCGCCCACACCAGCTGCATAATATTCACCTTTAAGTTTAGGGTTACGTTTATCTTGTGTTTCCCATTTACCTGCTGCCTTGCTATCTGGATTAATAAGTACGTTGTCAAATATTTTTTCGTAATCTTCCATTAACATAAGGTCACGAATCTTTCTACCAAATTTTACAGCAAGGTCTGCGGTGTGAGTTGCTTGTAGTATTTTGAGCGACGGATTACGACCCACGAGATATGCAGGAAAGTAGTGAGACGCAAACTCAGACTTCGTGTGCCTTGGTGGCATGTTTATAATAAGTCTTTTTATTTTACCGTCGGCTATACGGTCAAAGGCTTCTGCCATTTGTTTATGGTGAGCACCTTCCACGAACGATGGCCACTGGGTTTTGACAAAAGATAGAAACTTAGATTGCGCACCTTCTACTCTTTTGAGTTCTTCTAACCTTTCTGATAGTTCTAGGTGTTCTTTTAAAACATCTTCGGGTAGTTGTTCAAGCTCGGGGCGAATAGTCATGCAGCGATCTAATACTTGAGAGGCATCAAGGTGAATACTCCGCCTCTATTAAGCTCCATTTCTATTTGACCTTTAGGCAGTTGCTCTCTAATTAATTTTTCTTGCTGATTAAGTTTTTGTAGATTCTTTTCTGCACCTTTGATAAGTTTTTCACCGCCTGTGATATCTGCTTGATAGTTAGATTCCATGCCAACTTTTTTATCTGCCATACCTTTTTGTAATTGTGCTTGAAACTTGGCACGTTGCTTTTGTATCTCGGCGATCTTCTCCATAAGTTTATTGACCTTTGCGATTCCTACTATACCTTTACCTAATGGTCCAGCACCAAGTGATGCGTAGTCAACAGGGTTGGTGGGATCAAAGATTATATCAGTAAAATCTTTTACGCTGAGTTCTAGTACTTCTTCTGTATCCATAAATTTTTTGCAAAAAATTTTTTAAACAGTGTATTCTGTGTATATAGTGTAGTCTAGCTAACCTAAAAAGTAAAATCCTATTCTAATGTCAATCAAAAACTCAGCCTGTAGCCTTATATATAATCGTTATCGTATAAGGGGGGTAGGGGGTAAATAAATCAGGGTTCGTGGTCGGTTCAAATCGTAGGTGTAAAAAAAGGGTACTTGGTTCAAGTACCCTTAATTCTTACTAAGCTACTTGGCTTCTAGGGTAATAAATCCCCTAGCTAAATCGTACTTAATATCTTGGGCATTTACTAACCTAGTTGCTAAAGCCTCGGTCACCGTCATACCGCTCAGGGTTAGGTGGCGTTCCGCGTTATGCGTTGCCCTTGCTATTTTACCTGTAGGTGTATAAATCAAGTCACCGTTCAGTCCGCCTAAGTTCACTTTAACTTCGGTCTTTTTATTAGTAGTAGTTTTCATATTGTTTTCCTATTTACGTTAGTCGTAATTAACTAACTAAGGTCATATTATCCTAAGTAAAGTTTAAAGTAAAGTATTAATTAACCAACATCAGTAAATAAATAATCGTTCAAAATTTAATCAATCGCGTCCGTGTTCCGATTGCGATCGCATTGTGATCATGGACCATGGTGCACATGCCATCACAATATGCATATGCACAACGGATTTTGGGATTACCATCAATTATCTGCACAACGGTTTTCTGATTACCTTGCCAATGTGTTGTGATATAATGACCGTGGACTATTGGCTATTGGCTGGCAGTCCACAATCCACGGTTCACAGTCCATATCTCATAGCTTTTTCACCCTTGTCCGTCTGCTCGGGACAAGTTAGTTCTATATATAGTGTCCTGAATTACTGTAACCATCGTTCATATTCTGTTTCACATGCTTTATCTTACCTTATACATTGGTACCAACCTATTACCACGAACCACAGTCCACGTACCTATTACCTTGTTCTAGCCAATAGGTCGCTAATAGCCTAGCCAATAACCCAAGATAAACGAGTAACTAAGAGGTATACAAGGAGCACCCTATTACCTTATTGGCAAATCAGAGATATTTTACGAAAAAAGAATTATAAAATTGGTGAGAAGTAATATAGAAACAGCGTGACCCAGAACGGTAGAAGTACCACGAGCCACGCTAAAGTGTTCAGGATATATTCAAACTTGACCATTTTCAGTAGTCATAACGTTCACTAACCTTTTAACACCGTACAAGAAATATCGATTAATAACAGGAACGGTAAACCTATAATATTCAGTAAGGGCACTAGCCAGTGAGCAACCATTCATAGATAACGCTATATAAAATTCACGTTGATCAAACGACTCACCAGCATACACACTACCAAAACCTATACGAATGATGTTATAGCCACTATCAGGAATGTCGTTGAGCAACGAAGAATCATACACGGTATGAAACTGATCAGGTAA